TAAAAGTGGAACTTCTAACTTAGTAAAAGGCACAACTTACACAATTACAGTAGGTGCTGGTGGGACTGTTTCTGGTGCGGCTGGAACTGTTGGAAACAATGGCAATAATTCTGTGTTTTCTACTATCACTTCAACAGGTGGTGGTGGTGGTGGTGGTGGCACTTCAAATCCAGCATCTGGAGCATCTGGTGGCTCTGGTGGCGGTGCGGCTGGAACTGCTGGCGGCACTACTTTTGGAACAGGAACTGCTGGACAAGGAAATAATGGCGGTTCTGGAGGTGGCGGTGGAGGCGGTGCGGCGGCTGGCGGTGGTGGTGGCGCATCTGCGGTAGGCGGGAACGCAACTACAACAAATGGCGGTGCTGGCGGTGCTGGTACAGCATCTAGCATTACAGGGTCTAGCGTCACATACGCTGGCGGTGGAGGTGGCGCAAGTAACTCTGCTGGCATTGCTGGTAGTGGTGGTGCTGGTGGTGGTGGTGCTGGCGCACAGTATTTAACTGGTGGCGCAACGGCTGGAACTGCAAATACTGGTGGTGGCGGTGGTGGTGGCTCTAATAACCCACAACCAGCGGGTGCTGGTGGCTCTGGTGTAGTTATCTTGTCCATACCAACATCTAACTACACAGGCACAACCACAGGCTCACCGACAGTCACAACCAATGGTTCATATACAGTTCTGACTTACACAAGTTCAGGCACATACACGGCATAAGGAGAATTAAATGCACTTCGCAAAAGTAGAAAACGGGTTAGTAGTTCAAGTCATCGTTGCCGAACAAGATGTCATTGACTCTGGCATCTTTGGTCACGGATGGGTGCAAACCTCATACAACACGCATGGCGGTGTTCACGCTAATGGCAATACACCTTTGCGTAAGAACTACGCTGGTGTGGGGTACACCTACGACTCAGGTCGAGATGCTTTCATACCTCCAAAGCCATATCCATCATGGACTATGAGCGAAGCGACTTGTCTGTGGTCTGCGCCAACTCCAATGCCAACTGATGAAAAGCGTTATTCATGGGATGAGGCTACATTGGCATGGGTTGAGGTGACAGTTTGACACAACTAGGATTAACAATGGAAAAACTGCAAATTTCAACTCAACTTCTTAACTCCATTATGGGGTACTTAGGCACTCGCCCTTACCAAGAAGTGTTCCAGCTTATTGAAGCAATTCAAAAAGAAGCTAAGGAACAACCTACACCTGAGTCAGTGGAATAAACATGAGCGACATACACGAACTTGCCACTGAGACTGACAAAAAACTCGCTGTCCACGAAGCGATTTGTGCGTCCCGTTATGAATCCATCCAAAAGCGTTTTGACGACGGTTCTAAGCGTATGCAACGTATTGAGTACATTTTGTACTTAATTGCGGTAATGACTCTCTTTGGAACTGGTTCAGTCGCTGAACTATTGATGAAGTTCATCATTCGATAGAGGTGAGTCATTGACCCTATCAGCATCCTACTTATGGCACAAAGTGCCTATGGTGTCATCAAACAGGGATGCGCTCTCCTCCACGCTGGTCGCTTGGAGGTCGACTCCGCTAAAAAGACTGTTGAGCAAGCTATTGGCGACGCAAAGGCTATCAAAGGTGTCTGGGACTGGTTCCTTGGTTTTTTTAAGTCACCCAACAAGACAACCGCGCCCAAGCCTTTGGCGCAAAAGAAAGCAACCAAGCAATCTTACGAGGAACTCGAAACACGACTTATCTCAGATATTGGGACAAGCCTCGGAATTCTGTTTGATGCACAACAACAAATTAACAACCACTATATTGAACTAGAAGAAGAATCAAAAAACAAATTTAATCCTGAGCAAAACACCTCAAAGAAAGCGACGGAGAGGGTGCTTATTGAGTTGCAGATGGAAAAGTTGATGGAGCAGACCAGAGAGGCTATGGTCTATGCGCCCCCTGAAATGAAGAATATGTACAGCAGGTTTTTAGTGATGCATGGAAAGATTGAGCGTGAACAGGAGTGGGCAAGGGCAGAGATGATTCGTAGGGCTAGAAAAGCTAGATGGGAAAAGGAACAAGAGGAAATCAGATTCATTGAAGTAACAACTGGAGTAATTGCCGTGGCATTCATATCTTTAATCTTTGGGTGGTTCATGTGGCAACTACGAAGCTGGTCTATTGGATACTGATAGGGGTTGCAATATGCGTGATTGTTGGAGTTACCTCAATGGCATATGTGGAAACCCTATATATGCGAGCGCAACTCAAGCAAGAGATTAAAGAACTGCGTAAGCTTAAACGAGAACTTAAGGAAAGTAAATGAATGAACTATTCAATATTCTCAAGGGTATCGCACCCACATTGGCAACTGCTGTGGCTGGTCCTTTGGGTGGCGCTGCTATTACCGCTCTGGCTTCTAAGTTTGGCGTTTCTGATTCCATTGAGTCTGTTGCAAAGGCTATCGTGGGCGATCCGAAAGCGGCTGAAAAGCTAGCAGAGATGGAGCTAGAGTTCACTAAAGTAGCTCTAGAGGCTCAAAAAAACGAAGATAATAATGTTACCGATCGTTGGAAATCTGATAACCAGTCAGATGGCTGGCTCAATAAGAACATACGCCCAGCCACATTGGTGTACCTATTATCCACTTACAACATCTTTGCTCTGATGTCAGCGTTTGGCCATCAAGTCAATGAAGCTTACGTCAACTTGCTTGGACAATGGGGCATGCTGGTCATGACAGCTTATTTTGGCGGTAAGACCATTGAGAACATTATGGCAATCAAAGGAGGGAAAAAATGAATCTCTCTCCACATTTCACACTTGAAGAATTAACACATACAGACCATAGAGAGCTGGACAATACGCCAAATGAACAAGAGCTTGCAAATCTTAAGCGCCTTGCAGCGTTTCTTGAAGAAGTTAAAACAATCCTCAGCGGCAAACCGATTATGGTAAACAGTGCTTTTCGTAGCAAGGCTGTTAATGACGCAGTGGGAAGCAAAGATACCAGTCAGCATCGAGTTGGCTGTGCAGCTGATCTAAGAGTTCCGAGCATGACGCCTGACCAAGTGGTTAAGGCCATCATCTCTTCAACCCTTGCGTATGACCAAGTGATTCGAGAGTTTGATAGATGGACGCATGTGTCAATTCCCAATGATGTTACTGGTTTTTCTCGACGTCAAGCGCTAATAATTGACAAAGCTGGTACTCGTGCTTATGCATAAATTCAATGTTTTGACATATAATCATGTTAGCATAAAGGGCGCCACCGTATGACTACTGCATCGGTAATGACATATGATAGCCTAGTTACAGACGTACAGCAGTATTTAGAACGTACAGATGCTGCCACGCTTACGCAAATTCCTAGGTTCATCATGCTGTGTGAGCAAACGCTTGCAGCAGACTTAAAGTTTTTAGGCAACTTAAACGTTGCAACAAGCGCAATGACTATAGGCAATCCGGTGCTTGATAAGCCTGTACGTTGGCACAAAACTGTATCGATGAATGTAACGTCTGAGGGTATTAGAACGCCTATTTACTTACGCAAGTATGAGTACTTACGTGAATACTGGCCCGATAGTACACAAACTGATTTGCCGTTGTACTATTGCGACTATGACTATACTCGTTGGCTGGTAGCACCTACACCGGCTTCAAACTACACGTTTGAGATTCTTTATTATGAGCGTGTACAACCTTTAGATAGCACCAATCAAACCAACTGGTTTACTATCTACGCACCGCAAGCATTATTGTATGGCTCACTCTTACAAGCAATGCCATTTCTTAAGAATGATGAACGTCTACCGCTGTGGCAAGCGCAATATCAGCAAATTGTGTCAACATTAAAAGCAGAAGACGTAATCAGAATTGGAGACCGTCAAACAACGGTACTTGATACATGACAACATACAATAGCCCGTTTACTGGCAATGTAATACAGCCTACAGATGTTTCTTATGCTAGTTTGACACTTACCAGTGACACACAGCTTTTTTGGCCATTTGATGGTAATGGCACTGAGACTTACGCGGCAAGAATAATGGAAGTTACAGCCAGCCCTGCCGGGCTTGAGCTGTGGATGCCACCTGCCAATCAAGCCTCAGTAGGTCAAGATGCGCTAATTCGCAATATAGGTGGCGAAGACTTTGATGTCATGGACTATGACGGCTTAAACGTAATTGCTACCATTGTTGCTGGCGAGGCACAATACATTTACATCACTGACAATGTAGATGAGCAAGGGACATGGGGCGTTATCGCCTATGGTATTGGCTCATCAGGTGCTGATGCTTCAACATTGGCAGGCTACGGACTATTGGCAATAGGTCAAACATTAAATCAGTCACAACCAGTTACAACATTTGCGTCTAGTTACACAGCGCTTGCTGCAGATCGCTCAAATACTTATGTATGGACGGGTGGTGCTGGAACTTTAACACTAACCCTTGCATCTACGCTTGGCGACAATTGGTTTATGTTTTTGCGAAATAGCGGGTCAGGCGCATTAACAGTTGCAGGTTCTAGTGGCAATACCATAAATGGTTCTACTTCCATTATTTTGCAACCTACTGACTCAGCAATCATTGTTTGTTCTGGCACTACGTTTTACACAGTTGGTCTAGGTAAATCAACGCAATTTGCGTTTACTCAACTTTCCAAAGCCGTACTTACAGGCACATATACTTTAACTGCGTCTGAAGCATCTAATGTCATTCAGAAATACACAGGCGCTTTAACAGGCAACGTTACAATTATTGTGCCTTCAACGGTGCAGGTATATTACATTGTGAATGCAACAACTAATGCATACACAGTAACCATATCAACTGGTGCTGGCGCTACGGCAATTTTGACTACTGGCACTCAGGCCACACTGGTTTGCGACTCTGTTAATCTGTATAATGCCAACACAATTCTTGCCGGATCGTCAACTATAAGCTTGAATAGTGGGTCAGTTGGCGCGCCGGCTTTGAGCTTTTCTTCAGAAGCAACAACAGGTATTTATCGCGCAGCTTCGGGTGAGTTTAACCTTGCAATTCTTGGCGTATTGAGATCAACATTATCTGCAACTGGGCTTGCCATTGTAGGTACAGGTAACTTTACTGGTGGTGTTGCTGGCGGAACTTTCTAATGACCAAAAAAGTTTTTGCTCTTGACACTCAACCCGGCATTCAGCGGGATGGAACTGTATTTGACATGAACTTTTATACTGATGGCAAATGGGTAAGGTTTCAGCGCGGTCGTCCTCGCAAGATAGATGGGTATCGAGCCATTACTCAAGACACGCACGGCTATTCTCGTGGGCTATACGTTAACTCAGCTGATGGCACTAATCAAGTTTTTAATGGCTACGACGACGGTCTTGAAGTTATCAATATTGACAACTCAGGCATTGGGGCTGGTGTTAATCAGTTTACTTTTACAGGGCCTGCCTTAACACTAAGCACACTTGTTGGAGGTTCTGGTTATGTAAATGCCACTTATACGGCTGTACCATTAACTGGCGGTTCTGGCTCTGGTGCAAAAGCCACTATTGTTGTATCTGGTGGCGCCGTGACCTCTGTAACGCTTACAAGTTATGGTAATAACTATGTTGTGGGTAATACATTAAGCGCGTCAAATACCAATCTTGGCGGTTCAGGTTCTGGATTTTCTATTACAGTTGCCACAATCACCACCTTTACAGCAAATGATTTAAACCTGTGGCAGTTTGATTCAAGCTTTGACTCGCAAGGTTCTGGCGATCAATTGTTACTAGCACATGCCGGACAAAACTTAGCACAAATTGATGCAACAGCTTTATCACCCGTTCTTGCAGGCGACATTTTTGGGCTTACATTATCACCTCTTGTAGACTCTTCTGGCTCAACTCCAACCAACGACATTATTGAAGTTGCAGGAGGCGTGGTTGTATTGCACCCGTATGTTTTTGTGTATGGCGACAATGGGTTGATTAAAAACTGTTCTGCAGGTAACCCGTATGACTGGAATGGTGCAGATGCTAATGAAACCAATGTATCATCAACCAAGATTGTTAAAGGGCTTCCTGTGCGTGGAGGTTCTAATGCGCCATCAGGATTATTTTGGGCACTAGATTCTCTTATTCGCGTATCATATGCACCTACAACTATAGGGGCAAGTACTTTATATTGGCGCTATGACATTATTTCTAGTCAATCATCTATCTTATCCAGTCAATCTGTCATTGAGTATGATGGCATCTATTATTGGTGTGGTACTGATCGATTTTTGCTTTACAACGGTATAGTTAAAGAAATTAAGAACAATTTTAACCAAAATTATTTCTTTGACAATTTAAACTACGCACAACGTCAAAAAGTTTATGTTAACAAAGTTCCTCGTTTTGGCGAAATCTGGTGGTTTTACCCATCTGGTGATTCAACCGAGTGTGATGATGCTATTATTTATAACGTACGTGAAGATTGCTGGTACGATGCAGGTGGTGCACTAGGCGCATATAGAACTGCAGGATATTTTTCTCAAGTTTTTAAGTATCCCATTAATGCGGGCGCAACTCTAAGCACACAAGATTTGCTTTTTTCTGCATCAATTGCAACAACTAATGCAAGTACTAGTATTACTATAGCACCAAATAATTTAGTTGCCATTGGGCAGTTAGTTGTTTCTACCAGCATAACTTCTGGCGCTATTGTTTCTGTGATTACTCCTACATTGGCTTCTACCACGGCAACAGGCAGTTCTGCCGCGTTTACAATTGTGGTCAACAGCGCAACTGGTATTTTACTAAATCAAGCCGTAACAGGCACAGGTATTGGGGCTGACGCCGTGGTTATTGTTATTGCTGGAACTACAATAACTTTGTCTGTTGCCAATAGCAGCGCTGTATCTGGTACTCTTTCATTTGCCGGCCTGACGTTAACATTGTCAACAACTGCAACGGCAACAATTATAGAGACTGCAACTTTTAATACTACAGCCGGTAGAGTTACTTTATGGCAACATGAGATTGGTACTGATGAAGTTAGTAATACCAATGTAAATGCTATTGAAAGCTATTTTGAAACATCAGATATTGGGTGGGTTCAAGGTGGTCCGGCACAAACAATGCCTGTTGGTGACAACTATTGGCTAAGAATTGAGCGTATTGAGCCTGACTTTATTCAAGAAGGCGACATGTCTGTAGTTGTAACAGGTAGACCTTTTGCACAAGCTGCTGATGTTGAATCAGACCCATTTGTATTCACGTCTTCAACGGGCAAAATAGATATGAGAGAACAGCGAAGAGAACTTCGTCTTCGGTTTATTAGTAATACGCAAGGCGGTAATTATCAAATGGGTAAAGTATTGCTTAACGTAACAGCAGGCGACGTTCGCCCATACGGAAGTTAGCATGACACTTGCAGTTGTGTATGACCCCCGTTATCATGACTTCCAGTCATGGGCTGCACTTATGTGTGAAGCGTATGCCGGTCAACAATTGATAATACCTGATGCACTTACTGACTGGAAAGAATGGGCAGCAGGCTTAAAAGCAATTGACATATTTACTAATGAAGGTATACCTGGGCCATACATATTTGATGACTGGCAAGACTGGGCACAAGCATTAGTAGGCGCCGTAAATGCGTCAATTGACATCTAGACATTATGAATATTAACTTCATTGAACTACTTAACAAGGTTGCTCGTGTGGCTAGACCGGCACATCATGAGTTTGTGCCTATTGTGTCAATGGAAGAGAAGTTTGAAGAAACATGCTTTGACTCGTTAGATATGCTGATGATTGGTATGTTTATGGGCATGATCTATGACATTGATGATGAGATAGCAAAAGATTTTCAGCCTGAAACTGTGCAAGAACTTTACACATTTGTAGAACTAAATAAAAAGCGTGATCCAGAATCTATTGAGTGGGCACTGGAACAGATTAAATGATCTACCTTACTCACTATCGCACTGCTTACTCAACTACGGTTGAGCTAATGGCTGATGCTACTTACCCACAAAAGGTACATTGGTTTCCAGAAACATATGATCGTGTAAAGACAGGTATGTTTTATGCGCCACATCGAATTGCAGAAAAAGTGCTTGATCCAGCACTTGTTAAAGAGCTCCGTGAGAATCCTGTAGGTAAAACAGCATTTATACTTGCTAGCGGCAATTCACACTTTGCAGGCATTAACCCACGTTCTAAGGCACCAACAAGGTTATCTTATGAATACAAATTTTTACCATTCACTCTTACACAAGTGTATGCCGGTAGAACGGCGCAGGCTTTGGGCGCTACGGATCATGTTGTTACCGATGCCACGGCCTGCGCATCCAGTCTCAAAGCTCTTATGGACGTCCAAACCCTCATCAACTATTATGGGTTCAAAAGAGTAGTGGTGCTAACCGTTGAGGATGCTGTTACTAATTCAGTGCTAGACTTTTTTGGTGAAGCTAGAGCTTGTTTGTCTTGGAAAGAAGAGCAGACCGGCATACTTCCATCAGCATTTGACAGTACTAACTATGGGTTTTATGTTGGTCAAGGCGCAGCATTGGCTGTGTTTGAATCAGATGATGTGTCCATAAACCCTATAGCAATTCTTAAAGGCGCCTATACCGCAAGTGAGGATCACTCAAATGCTATTGGTCAACGTGAAGACGGCCAAGGATTTGTTCGTGCTATTGAAGGCGCGCTTAATATTTCTTGCACACCTGCTAAACGCATTAGCATTGTGAAGACGCATGGTACAGGCACAAAAACAAACAACATGGCTGAGAAGACAGCATTAAAGTATGCATTAGATAAGTATGTGGCTACCTCTTATAAGCAGAAGATTGGTCACACCATGGGTGCCAGTGGCTTGTTGGAAACATTGCTGTTGATTGATGACATTGTGTCTGATGAGCGTGTTCCTGCTATTGCCAATAGAACGGAATATGATGAGACATTCTTATCAGAAGATGTAAATGTTCCGCAAGGCGACATACTAAGTATTGCTGCAGGTATGGGCAATGTGTACTCGGCAGCTGTGCTGTCGTTGGAGATATAAATGTCAAAGATGATAGACAGTAACAAACAGAAGTTAGATTTTGCAGAGATTGCTGCAATTGCATTTGAAAATACACGTTTAACTGTGCCAAAGAAGTTTGCAATGACAGGTGTTTTATCAGAAGTGAACCAGCCAAATACTGATGTTAAGCAAATAGGCAATACTGTATTTATTTTGCATAAAGGCGAGAATGGTCAAGGCTTTTTTAAGGCATTAAATGCTGACACAGCTGCCAACTTTGTTGCCCATAGTAAGAAGTACGTGGTATATGCTAAAAAAATGGGCATGAACATGCTAGTCACAGAGTTTGAAGACTCGGCAATTAGCAAGCTGTTTCATGCAATTGCCAAAGCTCCGCCAATGCCAGGGATGGGTTTCAAAGAATATAAAAAAGACAATGGCGGATTTCGCATTGTGCTGAACTTGGGGAAATGATATGGGTGCAGTATCAGATGCATTAGCGGATTTTGATGACTCGGTGCGTGAGGAAGTTTCTAATGTAGGAGAAGCTATTCAAGACACGGGCCAAGCGGTTATTGATGAAGTTGTTACGCCTGTTGTTGTTGCAGTCCAGAAGACATACGATGCGTTTGAAGAAGATCCAGTAGGCACATCTTTAAAGATCGCAGCGGCTGCATCAGGTAATCCTCTATATGTGATGGCAGCCAATACGGCTGTTGCAGTTGCGCATGGTGCTGATCTTAATGATGCTTTAGAGTCTGGTGCTAAAGCGGGTGCTACATCATGGGCTGCAAACGCTATTGCTGAATATGTTAGTACGCCTGAAGTTGGTAGTGTTCGTGGCCCTGACAATATTGATGTAGGCGGCGGCTGTAATCCCGCCACAGGCGCAGCTTCTCCTACAATACCGCTACCACCAAAAATCACAACCGAAGGCAAGGTTGCAGGCAGTACTGCTGCAAACATCATTAGAGGTCAAGACCCTTTAACTGCTTTGATGAATGGCGGCATATCTGCAGGTGTGCCATCAATTACAGCACAAATCCCTGGCTATGATGCTCTATCAAAAGCGCAACGGTCAATTGTTGATAATACAGTATCAGCAGCATTAAGAGGCGGTGACCCATCACAAGCATTAGTTGATAGCGCATTGATGGCAGGCATTGGTGAAGCAAAAGCTCAGTACAAAGAATCACAAGCATCAGGCCTAAGCGCTGGTGCTACCGGTCAGACCGAAAGCGTGTTTGATCCGACATACAGTGGTGCATTGCCTACTGCAACAGCAGAAGTCCCCGGTCGCACACAAGTAGCATCTACGGACGGTGCACTGCCTAGAGTTGAGATGTCTGGTGCGCCTATTTATGCTGAAAGTTCATCAGCAAATTCAGTGAAAGCGCCGTTTGGCTATGACTTGATGCCTGCATCAATGTCTGATCAAAAGCCTGAAGGCTCTTACTATGATCAGTTTCAGAATGCGTGGTTTACACCTAATCAAGATGCACAGAATCTTCAAGCGCAGTTACAAACTCCAGTAGCAGAAGATGTCACGCCAAAAGCTGTAACAGCAGATGCTGGTGCATTACCTGCAACACCTACATCAGAAACAGGCAATCTAGTTAATGAAACTGGTCAAATTACTGACTTTGCTAGAAACCCTGAAAACAATGAGCTGTATAAGCCATTAGGCACAAATGAGTACGGTGGTAACTATGTACCTGTGCTTGGTAGCCAAGGGTATGTGCCAGAAGTAGCGCCAACAACAATGGCAGCAACTGAGCCTGCGCCTTCAGGCGCTTTGCCAGTAACTTCAACTGAAATGCCAGTAACTACGGCTGAAGCGCCAATGACTGAAATCCCAGAAGTTGTAGTTACCGCACCTCGGGATCCATATACTGGCGATATTCAGTTAGATCTAAGTGGTCAACCTACAACTACAGCAGCAACGCCTGTTGCAACACCTACAGCCACTGCATCTACAGCGAGTGTAGGCACATCTGCGCCTTTGTCAGCTATGCCATCAATTATGAGTGGCGGGTCCAATGTGGGCCACACAACATCGGCAACCCCATCACTAGGGGCTTTACCTACTGCGCCATCAGCAACAATGCTGGCAGCAGCCCCTTTGGAGAAACAAAATATGGTACTAAGTGAACTTACACAGCTTTACCCTCAGCTTGCAAACGTTGACCCTCGATTGCTGCAAGTCTTGTCAGGCAAATCTAAACCGGCCAGCTACTATAACTATGGCGCATCAGGCGGTGGTGGGTCTACGCCTTTAATGAGTGCAGGAGCTGTAGCAATGCCTGCATCAGGCGTGCCTTTTAAAACACAAACGCCAATATCTAGTAATGTGGCAGGCTTAACATCTTCAACTGGTGCCGGTGCATTATCACGAGCAGGCCTTAGCATGTTAGATAGTGGCAATAGCATTTCAGGATTTGCTAAAGGCGGACTTGCTGAGCATAAGCCTGAGTTTATTACCGGAGCCACGGGCCATCATGTCAAAGGCGAAGGCGATGGGCAGTCAGACAGCATTCCTGCCATGTTAGCAGATGGTGAGTATGTCTTTGACGCAGATACGGTTGCGGCACTTGGCAATGGTTCAAATGATGCAGGTGCCGCAATTTTGGATAGAATGCGACAGAACTTGCGCAAACACAAACGATCAGCACCAGCGGGAAAGATTCCGCCTAAAGCCAAGTCGCCTCTTGAATACATGAAAGGTTAATCATGGCAATTACGCAAGGCGCAGCCTTACCAAACATTACGACCACGCAGGGTCAAACAACTACCGCGCCTAGTTGGTACACAGATTACTTAAGCAATCTGGCAGGCAATGTAACCAGTCAGACTACAGGGCCAAATGCTGCTCAGTATGTAGGTGCTCAACCACTACAGCAGCAAGCATTTACTGCAGCTGGCGCATTGCCTGGGACTTATCACCCTACACTAAATCAAGCAACAGGATTGGCATCTGGTGTAGGTGAAGCCGATGTAGCATCTAATGTTAACCGCTTCATGAACCCTTACACGCAAAACGTGGTTGACGCGCTTGGTGATTTGGGTAAAAGAAACATCAATCAGTTCTTAGCACCTGCTGCAACTTCAGGCGCTGTTGGCGCTGGGCAGTTTGGTTCAAAGCGTGGTGCTGAGGTACTAGGGCAAGCAATTAATACGGGTTTGCAAAACCTAAACTTAACTCAGTCACAAGCATTGCAAACCGGCTATAGTCAAGCGCTTGCTGCAGCACAGCAAGAACAAGCTAATAGACTTGGCGCATCATCACAACTAGGTAACTTGGCCACTACAGGTCAGAACATGGGATTGGCTGACATTAACGCGCTATCTACATTAGGCGGGCAACAGCAAACAATTGCACAAAACGAGCAGCTATTCCCATTGCAAACATTAAACACAGGTGCATCGGCTTTACGTGGCTATCAAGTTCCTACAGCAGTTAACTCAACATACACCGGACCAATCCCTGGCGCTTATTCTGCTTCTCCATTGCAGCAAATTGCAGGCATTGGCGCGTTGCTATCTGGTGCAAGCACATCAGCAAATGGTACACCTACGTCGTTTGGCAATTGGCTAGGCGGTAAGTTAACTGCTGCAGGTAGTGGCATTTCTGATATGTTTGGCGGGTCAAGTGGCACAGGGGTGAGCGGTACATCAAATAGCGATCTAAACTGGCTAATGGGTACTAGTGCAAATAATCAGTCTTATGTTGACCCAAGCACTGGTCAAATCATAGGCCAATCAACTGATCCTGCGATAGGTGAAGGAGAATAACCATGGCACTACCTACAACAGTTCCGGCAGCACCTACAATGTTAGGTGGCGATGAAGCTGCAAAAAAAGAATACTTTGATGCATTACAGAAGACGCTAAATGCTCTTGAGATGAGGGCCAATCAAGGTCCTAATATGTACCAAGTGGCTGGCGCATTGTTTGACCCAGGGCGTACAGGTAGCTCAGGCGAAGCCATTGGTAGAGTGGCTAACGTTGTAGGCGCGCAGCAAGAACGTCAGCAAGACATGCAAATCCCATTATCACAAATGAAGTTGCAAATTGCTGGTCAGAAATATGAAGTTGAGAATCAATCAAAAGCGTTAATGTTGCTTGCAAAAGCTATTGGCGCACCACCTGAGCAAGTGGCACAGCAATTAGCAGATGGCACATTACCGCCTTCTGCACTTTCAAAAATAACGCCTCAGTTGTTTATGCAGATTTCAGTGCTATCGCCTAAGGTGGCAGAGATTGTTAAGAACGTGCATGGTATGGGCATTGAAGAACAAAAACTGTTTGAGTCACAACGCGCAGCTGCAGGTTCACAAGCAGGCATGATGTCTGAAACGCCCGGTGTTGAAAACCTTATTCCTCAACGGTTTAGATTGCTTAACCCACCAGCAGCAGCACAGCCTGTTGCAAAGCCCTCTGGCCCACCTGCTATGGTTCAACCACCTGCAGCGGCACCGGCAGCAGCGCCAGCTGTGGTACCACCTGCAGCTCCGCCTGTGGCAATAGCACCTGTTACGCCAACTGTAACAGCTGCATCGCCACTGAATGCAGTGCCTGTTGATAAGATGAAACAAGCACTTGTTGACAATGCAATTGCAAAGAGCTCAGCGCCTTCAGCAGCGCCATCTGCTGTTGTGCCTCCGCCACCTGCATCAATGATGCTAAATAGTTCAGACATTGCGCCTACACCAAATGCCTACATTAACTCTCGCACTGGTACAGTGCCTGATGTTAAAGTTGCACAGAATGTAGCAAATACAGCAAGTAAGTTTGCGCCTCAAGTATCTTTAAAAGGTGAAGCTGAAATTGCTAAGAAACGTGTTGAAGAAGCTGATAAGCCTTGGGTTGCTAAGCGTGATGAGATCATTAATTACACACCGCAGCTTTTAGAGCAATCAAACTCTAACTTACGTAACCTTGATACACTTGCAACCAAGTACCCAGACGTATTTGGCTTAATGCTAAGACCAAATGGGTTAGTCACCGGACTTATGCAAGCTGCGCAAGAAGGCGCAACATTGTCAGTTAATGACTACAACGTAAGAGCAGCATTGCCTATTCGTACATTCTTACAAGGTTTAACATTAACACCTGAAAAGCAACAGGTTGTGCGCGATGTTAGTCGTATTTTGTCATCTGAGTTCTTATCCAATGTAAAAGCCAACAAAGGTTTATTAGGTATAAACCCAACCGATAATGATGCAAGACTCTTACAAGCGCCTATGGCGTCAATTGACGACACATCTAAAGCTGTGCAGTTATGGGCACGTACACAGTTGCTATTGAATAAGCAACGTGGCTCATTGTACGGCGCTTACCAAGACCACCTTGATACAGCTGGTCCAACTGCGCCGCCTTCAAGCTTCTTTAATCGTAATAGTTTATATGACAAAATCAATAAAGATTATTCTGACTATCGTCAGCAGTTGCTTAAACAGTTTAATCAATAAAAGGTTTATATGACAACCATACAAGAACTAGACCCACTATTTAGAACACCGCCCGGTCAAGCGGCGTCTGATACTTCAACAGGCTCAGACTTGTCTGCATTAGATCCAATCTTTAGCAACCCTATTGGTATTTCTACAACAACTACGGCTAAACCAGAGTCTGATAAAGGCGTTGTATTTGGGTTGCCAAAGAATGAAGAACGTGGTTTAGCTGCTGCGGCAGGCGCTGTTGCAGGTCCTTCAGTACAAAAAGTTGCAGCAGCTGCATTTCCTACTGCTGAAGCAAGACAAGCTGAAGCCGTAAAGAAAATGCAAGAAGTTGCTAAACTGGAAGCCACAAAACAAGAGTTCATTAAGCAAGAACTTATGAAACGTGGTATTAATCCTGCAGATCTAGAATCTTCTGCTTCTAAATCGGCAGGCACTAAGTGGATGCAGAATTGGGCAGGGCAAAACAAAACAATTGCAGGTGGTGTACCTGAAGCAGCTCAAGCATATCAACGTGGCAAGGCTCAAGGGCTTGACAGTTCAAGATACGAGAAGCGGTTTGGCATGTCACCAAGAGAACCGGGCATGCCTGTACAGTCTACTGTTGACAGAATGATTGAGCAAGGTAAGAAAGCTGAAGAACTGGCTGCAAGAACAGCACAAGCAGTGCCTCAAGCTGAAGCAGCAGCTGCTGCTAAAATGGCACAAGCCACACCCGGACCCTTATCACGTATGGGCACAATGCTAAAAGCGCCCTTTACAACAGGCGTATTAGGCGGGGCAGGTGCCGGTCTTAGCTTTTATGAGGCGTATGACAGGTACATGAAAGGTGATCATTCAGGCATGGTCATTGCAGCACTTGGCGGTGTAGGCGGCTTGATGACTATGGTCCCAGGCTTGCAGGCACCCGGCCTTGCGTTAGGGCTAGGTTCCATCCCACTACAGTATGCCAATGACTACATCAAAAGCAATAGCGGACAGCAACCTGCTCCAACTCCAATACCTATGCCTGTTGGGCGTTGATGATGTCAACAACTTTTTTAAGCATTGACGCTTGAAGTTGCTTGACCTCAGCTACATAGATGCTGGCGTCATCATCAAACTCTTCACTCATACCAAGTTGCAGGTCAGTCATAATGGCTTGTACGCACTTGGTCTTAGTTAAGATGCTACCCGTGTGGAAAGCCTCAATCCATACGTCATAGCTATTGGCTTGCATAGCCTCATTGCCTGTATGCTTTAGTAGCTCAATCCACTCATCATAGGTTTTTTTGATGGTGTTGTCTGTCATATGTCTTTCCCTTTCGTATGAAACCACATTCTTAAACTGGTCATGCCGCCATCTATCAATACATGATTTGGAAACCGTTGGTACTTATGGTACAGTGGATGATTAATGAAGTTCTTCATTAGTAGGTAGGCATCAGCATCAGGCGGAGACATGCCCATTGCGCGGTCAGTATCAATGCAACGAACTGCAAATGTCTCACCAAACTCTTTTTCGATTGAATGCACCTGATCTCCTAGCAAACCAATAATAGTAATCCTAGGCTTAAACAGTCTATTGCCTTCATAGGCTGGGTTGTGCTTTTGTAAGCCAAAGAAATGCTCCAGCTCCTGCACGTCTTTTAGCTTACTGCGCATTTCATCAGCAATCTTATTAGCCAAATGCGTTGCAATGGCATTAATGGCATCATCTAACGGGTCAATAGCCTCTACCAGAGTAACTTGATGAGTCACAGGGGCCTCAGTTACAGAAGCTATAGGGGTCTTTATAGGCTTAATGCCTTCTAAGGTTCTAGCCCTTACTTCTTTGGTGATGTCAGCACAGCTTGAAGGGCTGTTTACAGGCCTTTGGCGGTGTATAGGTAGCACTAGCTTTTGCGCAGCCTTAACTGCCTCAAGCAATTTATAGCTTCTAAAATGCCTAAGCTCAACTGCTTGCGCAATTACAGCCTCTCGTTCTTCATGTGTCCAGAAAACTTTTGTCATAAATACCTTTCAATAGTCAAAAAATGTGGTTGCCCACGGAAAAATTATACATTTAAAAGCCACTTTGAGAAGGCAAATTCAGGGTTTACGCTCTTCTCAATCAAGACGTGAGCTTCATACCTACTGATTCTAGGCGGCGCATCAGCTACAGGCACATGCTCTTCATTGCTAAGAATACTATTGAACATAGTCATTCTGGATTCATATACGTGGAATGAACCGGCAGAGATTGTTAGTGTCCCCATTTCAACGTTAAGCAAAGTAGCCACAATTTCTTGCAGGAATGAGAAAGTAGGCAGGTCGTTTGCCATGCCCCACAAGATGTCTTGGCTTCTCATGATTGCACGAGCATTAAGCCTACCATTTCGTAGTCTGAATTCTATGGCAATAGTGCAAGGCACGTCTTTGGCTTCAGGGTCCATGTGGTCAGCACTGGAACCATACATTGGAATGACAGCCCTACGGCTCATAGGATCCTTAGTCAGTACCCGCTGAATAAACTTAATGCCATGTACACCAAACCAGTAGCTGCCATAGTTGCTGTTAAGTTTGCCATTGAGAACTATCTTGCCCCACTGTGCAGCATGCTCAGCAATAGACAGGTCGGTTGGATCGGCGTGAATGTACCAAGCCATTTCACGCTTGAGGTACTTAACATTGAAGTTACGACCTACAAAGGAATTGAACCTTACAAAGGGGTTGCAAGTATAGGAGACATTCTCAAGCTCTAGGCACCTTTCACCATTTGGGCTTGACCACTGGCCTTGGTTTGCAAGAACCTTGTATAGGTCAATTAGTTGCGCTTCATTTTTAATCTTGAGGTCCATACTCTAACTCCGTGATGTGGTAAGGTTGATTAGGATAATTTTGCATGTGGTACAAAGGCGGTGGCAGCTTTTGTGCCTGCACGCTGTTGTTTAAAGACCACGTATAAGCATTGTTGCCTAGGGCATAAATACGAGCTGGCTTTAGCTTACGAAGAAACAAAACATCTGTAGGCGTACCTTGATAGGATTGCGTGTTGATCCAGTAGCATTGGTTCTCAGATATACCTTCACGTTCTAAAGTATCAGCCAACATGCGGCTTGGGCCATCATTGTCTAAGAAGTTAATGAAGGGGACTATGGCTGCACCGGCCTTTATGTTAGCTCTAGGGCCCTTATCACAAAGCATTAGGTAATTACCTTCCTTAAAGCAACCGCCACCTTCAGCCTCATTCTGAATGCTTGCAGCCTTGATCTTTTCTATCAGATCATCTACTTCATCGTATTGGTAGTCATAGTGCACAACGGGTAATGAGGTCTGGTACTTTAGCGTTTCATACTCGTTATAGACCGCACTAAGCTGTGTAACAGTATCAAGGTATTCATGATCTTGTCTGTCTACAAAGGTATTGACGCATAAAGTAAAGTCAGGCTGGCAATGCACGACCACACCACCACGAGATAGTGCTACTCTTTCCAGCATACGTTTCCTAGGCATATCCACACGGTTGGCACCCTTGCGATAAACAGTGCCGTAGATAGGCTCTGACAGCCAGCAACGATCCATGATAACATGGTCATTGTATGTAAGGGCCTGCGACATAGCGCGAAAGTATGTCTTACATAGCTCTTCAGCAACTAGGCCTTTGAAAGGGCCATGCTTAACAATTTGCGTCATGCGGTCTTGTTGAAAATGCTGTCGCAAAGCTTCTGATAAAGTTGTTTTGCCTGCTCCGTCAGGGCCTTCAAGTATGATGATCATTTAAGAAAGCTTTCTAATTTTTTTAGCGTATCTTGCTTTGTTGCTAACTTTGCTGATAGCGCAATTGCCTGTTCTGCAGCCATGATGATTTGCCGGTCATCACTCATGCCTTCAATCTCACGCAAGGTGTAACTATATGCAGTGCTTATAACTGCAAGTTCTTTGGGGTCACCACCTAAGATTGCACCGGCCTGTGCTGCATGTAAGTACCTAATACGCCACCAGCCACAGCCGGCATGTGCATAGGTTGGGCACAAGATGCCTTTGTACTCACCGTATTCCCAGACAATGTCACTTTCAAGCATGCGTGGCTGGCCTAACGCCTTGCCACCAATGCTGTGTACTGGCCAACTAAGGTTTTGATTTGTTGCCCATTCATGCGCTTCAGTTGATAGTGATGCGTTGTACCACTCAGTCTTACGACGAGGCCAAGCCATTTGATGGCATGCAGGCTGCTCATACAAAGGTGATGGATCCCATTGCAAAATGACATCTACATCAAGCCCCATCTTCTTGGTGTCACCCCAAGGAAAAAGCGGAGCAATCCACTTATGCTCACGTAAATCACTTGGAGGTATAACATCACTCCATGAATCAAAGATTTTTTGGAATGACCAGTCATCAAGACAAATGTATGCTGTCATGCATTCTTTTAGAACACGTTTAGCACCTTCAGGGTGGACTGCGTTTTTATCTAATGGGTAGACATACAGGAAAACTGCGTCATACTTACGTAGATCAGTATCTTCAGTTACAGCTATGTGATCTACATCATGGCCTTGGCTAAGGTATGCTTCACGCATTAGCTCGGGTATGGAGACAAACTTGGTTGAGCTTGCTCTTTGAGGATGATTTGTATGCGTCTCGGTAACGCCCGTAATGAGAATTTTCATATGTATTCCTTTCAATTATCAACAAGCGCCATTGTACCACGGTTGACATAGTCACGGACCGCATTCACTAGTTTTTGTTGTGTTTTGTCTTTTCGCTTGACTGCAGAAAGAATTGCCTCATCAACAGTGTCACGCGCTATGATGTGATGAACCACAATGTGATTCTTTTGACCTTGGCGCCAGAGTCTGCGAATGAACTGTTCGTAGATTTCAAGTGACCAAGTTAATGAGTACCATATGACTGCATGGCCTGAGCCTTGTAAGTTAAGCCCATGGCCTGCAGACATTGGATGTGCTAACAATACTTGTATGTTGCCCGCATTCCAGTCATTGAGGATTTTATCGAGTTTATTGCCTATCACACCACTGCCAATGATTGGTGCACTTGGAAATGCTTTTTTCAGCCTTTCCAAGTCATGCGCAAAATGGTACCCAATAATGCAAGGCTGACCTGAAAGCTCTTCAACCAATTCCAATGCGGCATCAGTTTTGCCGTCATGTAAATGCATTGTGATTCTTCCATTGCCAGTGCCATCATCATCTAAATAGGAACCACCATTAGCTATTTGCTGACCCTTCATAACTGCAATGGCGGCATTGGCAGCCGTAATGTTGCCTGAAGCCATTTCAATAGTAAGGTCATTTTCAAAGGTCGTGTAGATCTTTTTTGCAACAGGTGGTAGATCTATATATACGTTGTTGTAAGTAAGTTCTGGAAGGTCTAGATGGTCAAGCGCCGCCATTCGTAGTACCTTATCTTCCAACTTTTCATAGATTCTTTGCTCACCATCAGGCTGTAGCTTCCATTCATAGCCACCATAACCTGAAGGGTAGAAGTATTCTTGTTTGAATCGTGTTACAAAAGGCCCAAACGTTGCGCCTTGGTCAATGATGAATTGCGGCCCAAAGATGTCAAGCAGGCTGTTAGGCGCAGGTGAGCCTGTTAAAGCCCAACGACGATCAAACTTATTTAGCAAAGGCTTAAGGCACTTAAACCGTTGTGTGCCAGTATTCTTCATGTAACTGATTTCATCAATCACCAATGTATCAAATGGCCAAGACTTACCGTTGAACTGCGCAGCTAGCCATTGCAAGCCTTCATAGTTCATAACGTAGATGTCGTGGTTTTGCTTAAGCACTTTGTTCTTATGCCCACCATGCAAGATGCCTACAGAATAATCTGCAAACTGATCCCACTTACTAACCTCGGCAGGCCATACGCCATGCACAGGGCGTAAAGGCGCAATCACCAGCATCTTCTTGGCAATACTCTTTAATCGCAATGTACGATATGCTGAAAGCACAATGGCAGTTTTACCAAGGCCCGGGTCAAGCCAAAGTGCGCCTGAGCCATGTGAAAGCAAAAACTTTACAGCTTCTTTTTGATACTCATGCGGTTCCCAATACACGATCAATCCCTTCTTTTGAATCTAACACATGAACTTTATGTCCAAGCTTACCAAGATCATTATGCACCTTGGCTTGAATAGGTGCTACCTTACCGCCGGGGCGCTTTAGTTCTACCCATAGCACCTCGCCATTTTCCAATGGCACAATACGATCAGGCCAACCACGAGCAAACCTAACATGCAATTTTAGTGTAAGTAGGCCATGCTTTTTACATTGCGCTGAAAAATAATGCTCAAGGTCGCGTTCAAGAAGCACTTTAGTTGCCATAATTCTTTTCTTTAAGTTTGTTTTCAACTGCCACCATGAGCCGCTGCTTTGATTTCCATACGATCATTAATGCTTCACGGTCACTGTCTGATAAGCCCACCCATTCAGGTGTTTGTGGCTTTATATACAGTGGAATTGATTCTTTAATCTTTTGTCTTTGTATGCCATCAATCCAACTTACGTCTTGACCATCAGTAAATGCTATAGGCACCGGCTTGTTGATGATGGGGTTCTTATCCAAAGCATCTGCATAGCCTTGTTGATAGGAGCTATCAAGTTCTTCTTGTATAACTTCCTTGACATTGCGTTCAGGCTTTTTAATTGCAAAGTACGCAATGCACAAAGGCTCAATGATAAATACAACTATTAGTAGCCAAAAGATGATGCGTTCAAACTTTTTCATTTGCATGCGTCCTTAATTCTAAAAGTTTCTCTTCAAGTCTACGAATGCGTTGACGGTTGTAGTCCACCACGCTAGTTGCGTACTCAAGCGACTTTTCAGCTTGCATCTTAGATAGATATGCATCACGCATCTCAATGTCAATAAGTTCTTCCAATGTTCTTGGTCGCAACATGTCTTTAAGAAATGCTACCCATGTTTCTCGTTTAGTCATGTGTTCTTCTCCTTTAGTTTGGCTTCAATGGCGCGAACAAAACTACCAGTGTTGTGTGTTGCGCGTATCAGTTCAGATATTTCCTCATCCGTCAGCCCAATCCAAGGTTTTTCTAACTTTGATAATCGATCACCAAGCTCACGTATTAGCATCCGAGCTACAGTAAGTTCTTCTACATTTTTTAAATAGGTGTCTAGGCTCAAAGCACGTACATGATCTTGCTTGAGCTTTGCTTCCATTGCTATGCGTTCAAACTCTTCATCTTCTGGTGTCATGGCTTACTCCTTGCTCTGATTTGTTCTGCAATTCCTTTTGGGCTACCTTGCCACGGTTCCTCACAAATCTTTGCACACGCCTCACGCTCGGCTTCTATCGCTGGTTTGAGCATATCTATCGCTGTTTCATGCAACTTTTGTTGTATTTCTAACATCTCTGTTAACTTGGCAATCTGTTCTTCATGTGTCATGGCTTACTCCTCAAAGTCTTCAAGTTGCTCTTCAATCATTGCTTTTTTGTCTTCAGCATACAAGTCGCCAAAGGGTATAAAGTGGTTTTCCTGACAACAGCTAATTGCGCCACCCTTAGGTTGGCAACAATAGCAGCAATACGGGCCACTTTCTTTTAGCTCTTTAATGATCTCAGTTTTCATTTCATCTTTAGTCATATAGTTCTCCTATTACCATTGACAAGGGCCGCCGTTAGATTTGCGAAAGTGACACCATCTACAACCGTAGTCAGGCTTTGGCGCGTATACGTCATCATTCTCAATCTTGGTGATTCTGCTGATTAACAATGCTTTTAATTCGTCAAGCTGTTCACGAGTATATGTTTTAAGCTGTACGCGCTTTTTCAAATCGATGTAGCAAACCTCAGTTGATACGCTATCAATCTCAGGATAAGAAGCCAAAAGCACAGTGGCGTACAGCTTTAACTGGTCACCATAGTCACGTTCTTTGCCAGTTTTCCAGTCAAGCACATGCGCACGTTTTTCTTCAGTCTTAAAGTACGTAACATCATAGATACCTCGTACCCATGCATTGGCATCTTTAAAGCCACAAGGTTGCCAGTCTTTAGTCAATGCAAATTGAGCCTCGCTTTTTGCGCCATACATGATGAGCTCAGCAATGTAGTCATTCCAAAAAGCGTATGCGTCATTTAGCAATGGCAATGCCGTTAAGGCTTGTTCAAACTCGTAATGTATGTCCTTGCCACGTTGTGCAGCGTCGCCTGTAGGTTCTTGTCGATGCTCGATGCGAGTAAGTTTGTATTTGTATGGGCATTGCTCATACGATTTGATGCCCGAATTGCTATACGCCACAATGTGCCTCCGCTTCTTTATAGGTAATTGAAATCATACATGCCTCATGTGAATCATTGGTGTGCAATTGAAAAAGTTTTTATAAACAAAATGTTCTTTGCGATGCACAGCAAACATGTTCTTAGAACGTAAGTATGTGTAGAAGTTTTTCTTAATCTGCCTGTTGGTGTACACCGTATCATCAAAGCCTACGTACCTGTAAAAATGCCCCGGTGCTTTTACAGAAAAACTAGAATTTTCAACCAAATACTTCATGTCACCAAGCTGATCAAACAAAGTATGCGGCTCAATAAAGTGTTCAAAGCATTCAAAGGCAAACACAGCATCTACGGGCACAGGCGTTTCAACATGCTGAATGTTGTTTATCCCTATTAGCCCTAATAACCCAAACAATACTCTAGCTCTTTCAACTTGCGCAGGCGCAGTTTGATGATAGTAAATTGTTGAGTTAGGAAATGCTTTTGCAAGCACTACGCTAGAACGTCCATCACCACCATACAAGTCAAGTATAGTTTCAGGCACAATGTTTAAGTCATTAAAAAACTTTAAGGACGTCATCAAGTTGATTCGAGTGTAGTACTTAAAGCACACATCAAGATTGTTGATATACTTTGGGTGGTCATACACGCTAAAGTTGTAAGCAATATCTTTAGGGTGCTCGGTTGAGCCAATGTGATGGTTAGCATACCAAATGTCATTAAGTATATCGTCAACCTCAAGCATTTCTGCTTTAGACTTTGTACATGCTTTTGCATATGCTGATGATTGACTTTTAGCGTCTTTGATGCAAATCATTTTGTGTCCTGATAGGTGTTGCCAATTTTGTAATCACTAACCATAGGTACATCCATCGCCAAAGCATTGCACATAGACCATGTTAGCGTTTCAGCCTCACGTTCAATAAACTCCTCAGGTGCTGAGATGACCAGTTCATCATGCACACTAAGAAGTAGCCTACTACCTTTACGACGACTTTGGTATAGCAGCATGGCAGCCTTTGCCTGATCTGCCGCAGAGCCTTGAATCAAAAGGTTGACGCCTTTATAGTCAAACTCACGCAATCTACCGTTGATAATCTTAGGCGGTTCCATCTTTACCAAACGTCCTCCAAGCGTTTTTATGGGTTGGCCTAATTTATACCTAGTACGCATGGTTGATTGCATCATCCTGAGGCCCGGAGCCACCGCAGATGTATATGCATCCATCAACGTTTTGGCCAAGGAATAATCCACCTCCAACATCTCACTAATCTTTTGTGGACCAGCCCCATAGAGGATAGCAAAGGATACACCTTTGGAATAAGTACGTGATACTTCTTGATTGGCAGCCTCAGACATTAGCTTGGCAGCATAAGTATGCAAGTCTGCACGTGCATCTTCTTGGTACTGCTTCATAAGGTTACCACCTTCAAAGTGTGCAAAGATCCTGAGCTCTTGTGCATTGAAGTCACATGCCACCAGCTTATGGCCTTCATCAGGAAGAATGAAACTACGTATAAGTGGCAATGGCGCAATGTCTAAGTCTGTTGGAATGAGGATTTCATTTCTTCCCATTCCTGTGGTTGCTCCGGCAGCGACAATTTTCGGATAACGGACAGGCGCATTTTGAAAGTTGGGGGTAGAAGAAAGTCTGCCGGTACGTGTGCCGCCACGTTCACCTCGAACACTATTCCAGTTGGTGTAGATTCGACCTGTAGATGCAGAAGCTTCAAGCCAGGGCTCAATGAAAGTTGACAAACATGTTGATAGGTTGGCTCTATATCGTAGGACACCTTTTAACTCCTCATGCGTAATTAGTTCATCCAAGGTTTCTTTGTCGGCTCTAGGCTGACCTTTGTCAGTTGTAGGCCACCCATTTGTTTTGTCCCAGTAATCGGTGAGATAAATACTATCGACCAGCTGTTTATCGCTGTCAATATTTATTTCAGGAGACTTCAATAATGCGCGTACCCAGACACTACATTTCTCAATATCTACTATTGCTTGCTGCTTGGCTTGTTGCAAACCTTCCCTATCCACACGTACACCTAGACGTGAATTTTCAAGCAACATGGGCATCAAAGCCATCTCACGTTGATAAGCCTCATCTTGTGCAGGCACCACATGCTCGTAAAGATGCGCAAAAAGCAAAGAAGTAAGCCTTACATCAGCTGAAGCATAGCGACCTACAAGATCCACTGGGCCACGACAGATGTATGCACCCCAAGTGGTCTTTTTACGATGTGCTTCAGGCACGTTTGCAATAATCCAGTCACGCAATTCATCACGCTCATCAGGCTTTGCAAGCCCATAGGTAGTTACCAATTCTTTTAACGAAAGAGATTGGACATGTGGGTCATGCAGGAAAGCAAGAATAAGAGTATCATGTATCCTGTATGGTTCAGGTAAAGGAAGATCAAGATGGGTTTCGGCAACATCAAGATCAA